TATTCATGCCATTGCTACCCCCAGTCCTTTAAGTGTTCTTATAAACTCTCTTCCATCAAGGTCAATCATGAGGTTGGCTGCTTCAGCTCCTGCCTTGACTGCTTCATAGATTGCCATGTAGTCAATCCTATCAGTATTGGTATTAAGCCCACTCTCCACAGAAGTTTCAATGTTCCCTGCAGAATTGAGAACTGCATCACTCATAGCAACCTCAGGGATATTATCCTCAAAGCCTTCTCCAAGACCTATAGCCATCCATCTACCAACGTTGTCAGCCATCCACTTGGAAGGAGAACCAATGCCAAGCTTTTCCATAACCCACTGAATAGCCTTGTCTACTGCTCCCCAGAGCGCATTGATGAGGTTTGTCACACTGTTGGTGATACCCTGTCCAATACCATCAAGAATGTCAGCACCAAGTGACAGCCAGTCAACTTCCATGAATGTGTCAATGATTGCCTGGATAATCTCAGGAATCTTTGCAACAAGGTCAGGAATTGCCTTGATGAGTCCTGCTGCCAACTCTCCAATGATTTCAATACCCTTTTGGAGAATATCCGGAAGCTTCTCAGCTATTGCCGTAATAAAATCAACAAGGCCCTGAGTGATAGCCACAACAATCTCAGGAAGGTTCTCAATGATTCCCTGCACGAGATTGAGGATAAGCTCTGCACCTGCCTCAAGTACTGTTGGAAGATTGTCCAGGATAAATCCCACAAGAGTTGTGATGATTTCAATGGCTGTGGTAATAAGATCAGGAAGATTCTGAAGAATACCATTAGCCACATTAGAGATGATCTCCACTCCAGTGCTCAGTAGATTTGGAAGTGCATCCGTGATACCATTCAGTACACTTGTGAGCATATCCTTACCTTTACTGAGGAGCTCTGTGGGCTTAATTGCATTCTTCAATGTATTGACCAGTTCCTGTCCAGCACTTACGAGCTGAGGAGCTGCTTCAATAAGCGCCTGTCCAAGAGCAACCACAATATCAATGGCAGCCTTTGCAAGTGCAGGGATAACTACTGTGATAATCGTTGGAAGCGCCTCAATGATAGCTTCTCCAAGCGAAATAATGAGGTCCGTAGCCATGGAAATGACTTCAGGCAGTATCTCAGCAAATCCCTCCACCATAGAAGGAAGCATCTCAGTGATGGTGGAGACAATGCTCTCACCTACTCCAGAAAGAGACTCAAATAATGTGCTGAATCCATTGGAGATAGCCTCCGTTGCTCCCTCTTCTCCAGAAATAAGAGAAGTAAATCCAGCCATTATCTCATTAAAGCCCGGAAGGAGCTCTGCAAAGATACCATTACCAACACCGGATATTGCAGTCTTAAGGTCCTGCAGATTATCCTGGAAGGCAGCAGCATTCTGAACAGCCTCATCACTCATGACACCGCCGAGCTCATGCACCCTGTCCTTCATGGCCTGAGTATCCTCAGCCGATGTATTGAGTAGTGCTCCAAGCTCTGTGGCACCCTTTCCAAGGAGCTGACCTGCAAGGTATGTCCTCTCAGTCTCGTTATCCACGTTCTGAAGGCCTGCAATAACATTGTTGAATATCTCCTCATTGGACATGCTTTCCATGTCTTCAAGGGACATTCCAATCTTCTCAAAGCTCTCATTGCCATTTTCCACAGCATTGGCAAGAGTCTTCATTGATGACTTCATTGTCTCCATGGAAGTACCGGAGTGCTGCATAACAGCTTCCCACTCCTGATACCCCTCACGGGATATACCCATCTTCTGAGACATCTTATCAATGTTGTCACCATAGGAAGCCAGATCAGAAGCTCCCTTCACAACAGCAGTTCCAACAGCAGCCGTTGCACCCACAACAAGAGTTGCAGCGCCCTTTATGGCTGTTCCAATACCTCCACCAAGAGCAGTACCCAGTTTCGCGCCGGATGACTGTACCTCAGGAGCGAGGGCCTGCTCAATCGAGCCACTGATACCCTCAGCTGATGGAACTATCTGCACATATGCTTTTCCTAATTCAGGCATAATCTATCCTTTCCGCAATTCTTCCAGGCGCTTCATAAATTCTTCACCGGAGCTGTACACTTCATACTCATGTACAGGCTTCTGTTTGCTGTTTAATATCTCGCTCAGAACAGATTTAGGACGATTCCTGCCATTCTGAGCGTCTTTTGTCTTCGTCCATGCAAGGAATGACAGCTTATCGAGAATCCCAGCAAGAAGTATTGTTTGAGAATCCACCATCTGGCCTGTCAGTTTCCTTATAATCCGTGAATCACCTTTCAACCCCATAGCAAGAGTTGCAATCTTAACAACTGGCAGCTCTTCCATGTCATAAATTCCATAGGTTTCAGCGAGGTCACACATAAGCGCGTCCTCATCCTCTGCCATCATGGTTGAAAGGATTAAGATTTTTTTATTTCCGGTGTCTCCCTGAGCTTCAAGATTATGCTCCTTACGTTATCTGCAAGGACTTTGACAGGAACACGCCCGTTATGCTTTGCTTTCAAAAATTCATAGAACTCACGCTCTTTGTCATCATTGTTAAAAATGCAAGATACAATCTTGATTGTGCCGTCCAGTGATATACTTGGATTTGGATCCTGGCACATATTGAGATACTTCAGGAACATAAAATCCTGCAGGACCTCTTCATCCACTGAATATTTAAATCCGTCAATTGTTTTGCCTTTTACCATGTTCCCCTCCAATGTTTAACCTGAATATGTCGGATTGTAGATATACTCATAGTGAGTATTGCCGGAAGCATCAGGAAGAGCTGTGAGTGTTGTCTCATAGCCGACTGCTGCACCATCCTGGTACACGATATCTCCAACCTCTGAAACCTTACCCTTAGGGATAACAATTCTCTTAAGGGTTCCGCCGTTGAGTACCATGTCAATGACAATGATGCTTTCCTTCTGATCCTCACTGTTGGCCTTGATGGTCAGTCCGGTCTGGATTGTTCCGGATACGTTGTCATCACCATAGACATACTTGAGAACTTCCACATTGAGCGCTTCAATGAGCGTGTATTTGTAGGTGTCAGGCTTAGCTGTCTGAAGGTTCAGAACAGTATCACCGCCCCACGCTTTAAGCTCATCAGACTCAGGGGAGTTGCTATTTGTAACACCATCCTCAGAAACAAAGCCGAGATTTACAAAAGCCCCACTAAGAGTGGAACTTGCATCTGCAGGCAACTGTGTTCCGATAGGTGCACGGTATATAGCACCGCCTATCTTAGGCTTACCAGCTGTAACGTTTGATACGTTGTTATTAGCCATCTCTTTATTCCTCCTTAATAGTGTTTGATATCGAATATTGCCTGATATCTATATTCCTTGGTGGATGCGTCCGTGTAGTTGTAGTCACTGTTGAGCTCAACCTTGCAGATCTCATCCAAAGAAATAGCAGCACTCATGAGGTCCTTGACCTTTTCATTGAGCACTGCTGTGTTGTACAAACTTGTATTGATTGATTGAACTGCTATTGTGGCGCGCTTTATGTGGTTATCCTCTCCACCGCCTGTCTTCTCTAAGAGGACATAACAAGCAGGCTTTTGAGCAGGGCGCTCCATATACACCGGGATCTCATCACTGCTGAGAGCAGTCTTCAAATATTCATAAATTATCTTTTCAATCATCCGCCCACCGCCTTCAAAATGCTGTTATTCTCAGAGTTTTCCTTTTTGGCTGCATAACTTACAGCCATGACAGAGGCATTGACACGCGTGGAGCCCATATAGGTGCTCACCTCGTAGCCATCCCCTAAAGATGCTGCTGCATTGTTTGCATACTGTTCACATATGGACATCATCTCAGAACTCTGGAGGAGCTCTCTGACTCCAGCAGAATTGAGTTCAAACTTGAAATCAGCCATACTTCTCCACCTTCACATTGGAACCCCATCTCAAGGGAATGTTTTCCTGCTCCCCTGTTGTGGGATATCCTATGGTTCTATACCTCATTCCCCATATGATTACTTCAGCATCTACCCAGTCATGGGTATCACCCTTTGGAATCCCCAGAACATACTCAATCTTTTTGCCATAAAGGTTCAAAGTTGCAGTCATGTCATCTGTTGTGGGGGATCCTACAAGGACATCATCAACTGAAACAAGCTCCTCAGAATACTCAGGATTTCCAAAGCCATCAGTTCCGGTCTGAGTCTTAACAACTAGCTGTACTGTTGTCCCCTTCATCTCCAACCTCCTTTGGCACCAGTTCCTGAACAGGTGAATAAGATCCTATCTTGTCACCCACTCCAAGAAGCTTCTTTTCAATTTTTGACAGATACAGTTCTCCAGAGCTACCGTTTGACAGAGTCCAGCTCTGGGAGTAGCCAAGGCCACTCATGGAGCCCTGTGTGGCACCCATAGGAATACCGCCACTCTCTCCATCACCCAGTACACGCATGACCATCCTGCAGGACACAACCTTTTTGTTGTCTGCCGGAGCCTGGGCGTTATAACAGTCAATCAATATTGCAGCATCATCAAGTAATGTGGTGCAGATAGCCTGCTCTTCAGTTGTCATCGTTCTGCTCATACGAGCCTGAACATCTGAATAAGTTGCATATGCCATTCCAATCACCTCATTTCTTCTTGGTGCTGGTCACCTTCTTAGCCTCAGCCTTTTTTGCAGGCTTTTCCACGGGCTTCTCCACAGGCTTTTCAACAGGTTTTTGCACAGGAGGCTCAGAGGCCAGCTTAAAGCCAGCCCCTAAGTACTCATCCTTACGCTCATCCGCCACCATGGTCTCTGTGCCTGTGAATGGATTGATAAGCGTGATCATGCAGAAGGAACAGAATTGTGAGTGAACTTGTTGAAGACAGAAGTATCAGCGCGGAAGCCAATCTCAATCTCTGCTCTAACAGCAAACATGTTGCGCTGGAAGAGGTTGATTGTGCTGCCATCAGCAAGCTTAAGTGTTGCATCAGAAGAGAAGCTGATATCAACACCCTCAACGATTCCATACATAGCCTTTGTCCAGTCACCTGCAACACCGATTGTGCAAGGGCTGTCATTGACAAATGCACCCTTTGTAAGGTAGGTGCGATTTCCAAGGATCATGGGGATAGCGCCCTCAGCAACAGAGTTG